TTGAGATCAATGGTATTGACTCGGATAAATTCTCCATCACCATCTGACTCAATAGGAGGGGCGATGTAGTAGGTAGCATCAGCCTTGTTGAACTGAATACAGGCAGACTCCTCACCGTTGTACATACCAGCAGGTAGATACAACTTAGAGTCATTACCATCAACGACGATAGAGGGGATATCATCCTTAGGGACGTAGTTGTCCAGACGAGGCTCAAACCTACGGCTGTCAAAGGTGATGGTGGTTGAAGTGGGATTATCTAGTAGGGTCATCCTGCTAAACACCCAAGAACTTCTAGTTTCATTGTACGATACGATGTATCCTGTATCATCGTAAAATGAAATTAAATGAATTTCACCTGAAAACTCCCACTTAGTCCAGCCAGCTAGACTTCTTTCGTTACCTTGGTTCCAGAACTTAAAGGTGTAGCAGTTGGAGGTGTTATCCCCAAAGATAACTAGATTGTTGTTAGCTGATGCAGCACCCCATTTCAGACCGGAGGGTATGTACTCAGGGATTGTCCTAGTATTCTCTGCGATCTGGGGTCTATTATCAACAGAGTCAACGGCCATCTCAAAGACCCGAGAGAAGTCAATAGAGTCTGAGTTGAAGAACACAGACGTACCCACTTCCAGGGGGTCCAGGGTGGTCACGTTGGAATAGTTGGAGATCTCCTCCATGGTGACTGTAGAGGGGCCAAAGGCTACATCCTTGGTACTCATCAGGAACTGAGCATCAGAGGAGAACAGTAGGAGACCTTTGGTGCTACTCACAGCGGATCTGAGGGTGGCGGGCCTTGTAGAGGTGGCTGCCATGTCAATAGGATCACTATCAGCAATAGCGATAGCTGAGCCCTGCCAGAAGTTGAAGTAGTCCCCAGGCTGGCTCATGATGACTGTATCCCTGGAAAGGAATACAAGCCTATTCATGTGGAACGTCATACCACTGATGGTTTGACCAACGAAGCTAGGCTCTGGGTTTGTATCCTCATCACCTACTTCTCTGGCTGCCCAGGAGACCACCTCATCGTAGTCAGCACTGAGGGGTCGGAAGGTGAAGGAGCCATCACTATTGCGGATCAGAGCATGTGGGAGGGTGTCTTCGTTGAACTCGGTAGTGATACCTGGCTTGACTGTTTCCTCCCAAGATCCTTGGCCAGGGATGTCCCCTGTAGAAGTCTTGAACCTGACATAGTAGTCATCAGCCTCAGACTCTGCAGAGTTCCTAACCTGCAGGATCATGCCATTGACGCCCTGCTTAGGTAGCAATGAGATGTCATTGACAGCTGTCTTGATGGCGTACATGGCGTTGTCTGTCGATCCGCCTCTGGCTTGAATGTTGAACGCCCTGCCGTCTGTACGCTTGATGTGTATGACATTACCAACAGGTGTGGCTGTGTAGTCTGCCAGGCCGTTGATAGAGGTGGTTAGAGAGCCTGTAATCAGACCAATGTCTAGCACACCTGCAGTCTGATCTGTGGGTGTCGTGTATGTGACCTGATTCTCTGAGGCGTAGTTGTAGCCGATGACGTGCCTGGTGACTTTCACCCGGTAGCTTTTGCCATTGAGGGATACCACAACACTATCACCAGCTTTCCATCCTGTACCGCCATTCTGGAGTGTTACAGAGGCAGTATAGGAGCTCTTATAGCTGTATACTGGGGTGCTGGGGCCTCTGTCTAGGCCTGACACTTGGAATTGGACAGTACCACTAAAACCGTTCCAACTCGCAGATGAGTTGAATGCATATGTACTCCAGGGCTTGCTTCCAGACGTTGTATAGCTAGTCACCGCTGCGGAAGAGTAAGCCACTGACCTAGCATTAGCACTATCCCTCCGGCCTGTGACAATCGCCTCCACTCGTATGTTGATAACCCCAGCTGGTGTATTTGAACTGACATCAGTATACACATACGCGCCTTCTACAAGGCCTTCTGTGACTTTCAATCTAGCCCTAAACCAATTTGAGAAGGCCCAGTAGTCAGTGGTATTGAGTTTGACTCCTGTGGGAAACAGGGTGCCCTTCTGATAGGAGGTCTGTTGGACAGGGGTGCAGTTTACCAGTAGGTTAAATCCCAGGTTAGCTCGTCCCCCAGATCCATTTTCCAGGAAGTCTGCAGAGCCTACAAGGGGACAGGCACCATTACCATCGTTCACCTCAAAGGTACCAGGGGAGACGCTAATCTCAGCTGCTCTGTAGACCTTCTCCTGTGTGGTGGTTTGACCATCCTTCAGGAAGTCAACCGAGTAGGTGGTGTTGTATCCTACCTGATTGATGACCACCAGGGCTTCCTCTACAGCCTCCTCTGTGGAAGATTTGGACATAGAGACTGTCTTCTTAGTGTTACACACCAAGGTGTAATCATTCAGAGTCAGGAAGCGTAGGTCATCGGGGGCTACGTTAATGTAATTGGCGGAATCCTCTAGGAGTGTTACAGTCCTCTCAATGCCTGAGTCTGCTTCAAATACTCGAATGGCTGTGGTACCTGCATTGTCGTAAATGACTGCCAGGTATCTCTCATTTTGATCTCTAAAGATTGGGAACCACTTAGCATCTCGTGGGATGTTGGTGGCTGCCTCTTTGATCAGTGTAGTGGGTGGCCGCTTAACGCAGCCGAAGGTGGGGTCAAGATAGACGTTTGTAGCCTCCCGTACCTGGCCAGGCAGTTTAATTGGGTCTGGCTGCTGGCTGACACCACCTAGTAGAGTTGGGATCGACTGGGAAACTGCAGTCATTTACGAATACCTATAGAGGGCAAATTCAGGGCGGTAGCTGTTGTAGCGGTTGTGTGCATTGGTGGGGCCGAAGATGCTGTAGTCACCCTGCTGGGTATCATACTCAACAGCGCCCGCACGGGCTTGGAGTTCCTCAGCCTGTCCAAACCTGACAGCCTCAGAGCTACCTACGGACCTACCAGCAAAGACATTAGCAGCCCTGACAGTAATGTAGTTCTTGAATGCTTCGGGGAGGTCTACGAAGTCAAACTCCCAAACCACATTAAGGTTGATCTGATCACTCCAATCATACGTGTGGTTGCCTCTGTCATAGAGCTTACCGTTACGGATCTGTGCGTCATACGTGCTAAGGTGCTCGGTATCTAACGACAGAACGTTATCGGAAATCTCGATCTCTTTGGTAGTGGGGTCTGGGGTAAAAGGATAACCATACTCAGTGTTAAACACCCAGCCCTCACTTTGAACAGTTCGGGAAACCTCATCGAGGATAAGTTGAGCCATCTCCACCATGGGGTTGCCAGACTCCAGGTTGACCACAGGAGCCTGCCCGATGTTAGAGAGAACGATGTTTACAGCGTCTAGTTTAGTAGCTTTTGCCATTTTGGTTAGGGGTAATGGTAAGACCCCAAAGGGCCCGAAGGCCCTGGGGAATTGATCGAAATGAGGATCAAGCGGCGCGGAAAGCACCAGCAACACCAGTGCGGAGGTGGTCGCAGCCCATAGCGAGCTTACCGACAATCAGGTCGCCCTGGTACTGAACGTGGAAATCACCGGAGGTGGTTTCGATGCTGGGGCCGATGGCCTCAACGGTACCGGCTGCTTCCTTGTGGAAGATCAGGCCAGCGAGGTCGGTGATCGCAGGACGATAGTTAGCGTTGTTCTCACCGGATGAAGTATCATCAGAGGGATCGGTAGCCAGGTTCTCGCCATAGAGGGAGGCGAGCACGTTGGACTTATAGATCCGGATACCAGCAATGCTGTAGAGACCCTTGCCGCTGTTCATGTCACCCTGGGTGTTACCGACTTCGCGGTTCAGGATGTTGGTGTCAACGGAAGAGATCAGGCTGTAGTACTGGCGGGGGCTCAGCACGGCACAGCGGCCATCTTGGGGAGCAGAGCGCTCATCGAGCACAGCAGCGGCCTCGAAGAATCCGTCAACAATAGCCTGAGCGTTGTTGGTGTTAGCGGCACCGATGTTGACAGAGAAGCCACCATCTTGGCCAGTAACAGGGGCAGAAGCGATAGAAGCAGCAGCCAGCACGCGAGCGATACGCTCATCATAGTGGATGGCCAGAGCTTCACCGATCTGCTTGGAGATCTCGGAACGGCTGTTCCACTGGGACAGAATCTCGTCGAGGTCATAGACGAACTGGGAAGCCACGAGCAGATCATCTATCACGATGGTCTTCTCATTGCTCTTCAGACCGTCATCGCCCAGGATGGGGGTGCCAGGGGTGTGGTACCCAGCAGCCAGCTTACCAGTGAAGAGGAACTGCTTGCTCTTACCACCACGGAGAGCATAGTTACGAACCAGACCCTTGAAGATCGTGGCATCGTTGAAGGCGTTGTAGACCTCACCGCTGAACAGCTTCAGAGCTGTTGCGTAACGAGTGTCGTAGTCTTGGGCAGCTGTACGTCCGCCGTCTGCTACGTTAGGGCCTACCCAGCCAGTGTTAATGTTGGTCATTGTTAAAGAGTTAGATCAGTTGAAAGTTGGAAAAGGTTTGGCTTTCAAACGGCGATCCTTTCGTATGGGGTTATCGAGCGAACCCGGCCCACACCTTACTCGTATCTTTGTTTTCTTTGCCTAGGTTGTTTAACTCATGAGTGCCAGATACAAAGCCTCTGACGGGGCAAGGCCAGTACCCGGGAGCGGCCCGGGATTGATTCTCTCTACTGGCGGTGGGTCCAATCGCTTTTACGGGGTAGAGGGACCATGCCCCCGTGTCCATACACTACAGCAGGTTGCCGGATCGTGCAAGTTTCTCTTCCACATCCATGCGGAATGCTGGATCACTACTGTATCGAGGATCAGCAATGTCGCGGGCCAACTCAGCTTGTGAGCGGTAGCCCTTGGCTTTAGGTGCTGCCTTACGGCCAGTCACCAGGGGAGCTTCGTAGCCCTCTGCCTGACGGTAACGGTTGTTCAATGCCTCCACTGCAAAGCGGATAGCAGCAGCGTTACCTGAATTGGTAACAGCGTTGAACTGAGCCACCTCCTCAGCAGGAAGGTTGCTAGCAGCCCAGGAGGTGATCTCACCATAAGCATCAGCACCACCCACAGAGTCCATGATGGCATTCACCTCAGACTGCTGTAGCTGGGCCTGTGTGGCCTGTTGTTGGTAGGCCAGGTAGGACTTGATCAGATCTTTAGGATCCAGGCTGCTGAGGCGCTCAATGGCCTCCTCAGAGAGCTCGCCCTTCTCCTCGTATTCACGGCTGAGCTCGTTCATGTAGTTGACGGTCTCAGTGACTTCAACTTCCTCAGGAGCTTCTTCAGTAACCTCCTCAGAGGCCCCTGGCTGCTCCTCAGACGGCTCTTCCTCCTCTTCAGGAGTGTTGCTGCCTAACTTCTTCTGAAGCTCCTCATAGGCCTTCAGAAGGTCTTCTTGAGATTTGAACTTCCCACCGATGAGGGAGACGTCCTCCCCCTCGGCTTCGATCTGTTCAAACTGGCGGACTCGATCCTCCTCTGCGGCTTGTACGAGTTTCTCTCCTTGGGCAAGAGCATCAGCCTCACGGGCCATCTGATCTGCGGAGGCTCCCTCGCTGGGATCGAATGTGGTGGTGGTCATAGATTAGTGATAGGTGGTAGTGACATTGCCGAAGGTGGGACGCACCTTCTGCTTCTTGGAGTATTTACCAGCGGAGGCTTCGGAGGTGCCAGTAACCTTCTGTTTGACGGTATGCTTGACTTCCTTCTCTGTGACAATCTCAGCTACATCTATAGGCTCCCAGGCCTCATTAAGGTCTGGGGTTGCTGGATTGTCGCCTTGGAATTTACCGTCCGGCTTCCGGGCCCGGCGGCGTTTCTGCTGCTGGGGCTTGTCCTTGTTGTTGTTGTCCATTTAGCATCTGTTCAGTTAGTTGCTCACCCACTGGGCTCTTAGCCAGGGAACCGGCCTGTCCCATGAGTTGCTGTGTCATGGCTTGTTGTTGGGCTTGCTGCTTCTCTTGTGCCATCTGTTCCTCACCCTTCACCAGGCCTAGCGCCTCAATGCCAGAGGCGGCGGCTAGACGTTTGATGTACTCATCAGGGTTAAGATATTGGGCCATAATCTCTGGGCCCATGGATTGAGAAATAATACCAACAAACTCCATCAGGGACTGACGATCTTGACCACGGCCAATACCATTCAGACCAGCCACAACAGTAGGCATAACCAGACCCTTGGGAAGGGCTGGAAGTTTCTTACCACGGCTGAGGTTATAAAGCTTACGACGGAGGTAGGGATGCAGCAGCTCTGTAGTCAGGTTGCTGTAGATACCACCCAGCTGCTCATTGAGCTCCTGCTGGACGGCCATGACTTCGCTGGCGGTTGTGCGGTCGCTATCGCGGACCTGCAGCACCAGGAAGGCATCAGACAGACGACGAGTGAGATCACTGATCATTGTCTGGACTGTAGAGAAATCGGCGGTCTTACCCACCTGCACCACACCTACATCATCAGGACGTCCTTGGATGATGGCACCGTTTGAGGCGGTAGCCAGGGACTGGGGCTTGGTGGTGGCTGAGGGGGATACCAGGAAGATAACCTTAGCAGCAGCAGCGCTGCCCTCTACGAGTGCCTTCATCAGCATCTCTAGGCTATTCAGGTCCCCAATGAACTCCTCCACTCGACCACGGCCATAGCTCTCCCCGTCTACAACATTGAAACGGAGGGGCATCCAAGGGGATGTCTTAACTGGGGCTGTGGACTTAGTGTTGGCGATGATCTTACCTTCGCACTCTTGGTGCCACTTGTGTTGACCATCCTCCATAACCACATGTGTGTAGACGATGGCATCATCATGCTGACCCTTATCGCCTTCAACAGTGGCCACACCAATCTTAGGACCATCCTCACCGACAGCATTGGAGTCGTGGGTGGGGAATGGCTTCTGGAACTCCTTAGGGAGCAGAGAACGATCTACGATCTCTTTAGTTACGATCTCAACGACATTATCATCCCCATCTCTGGCGATGACATAGCGGTCTAGGGGGAACAGTTTAAGGTTCTTCTTTCCCTGGTAGATGACACAGTTGCCTGTCACCACCAGGTGCTTCATAGCAGCATGTAGCTGGACTCGATCTGACGTTTCTGCAATATGTTGCATGACGATCCTCTCCATCTTTGCAAGGGAGAGATCTATCTCTGACCGAACTTCACTGCTCAGGTTTGGCATACCTGCCAGCTCGGCGTCATTGATCTGCAGCTTAAAGAAGGTAGTGTTGACGGGAAACAGGCTGAGCATCATCTTAGATGCCAGCACGTTTACGCCTTTACTACCCACAGACTGCCAGGGGCTCCGCAGAGGACCACCCTGTGAGTGCCCTTCATCAGGCATCAAGTAGGGGAGGGTCAGGGCTGCGGAGTACCGGGCCTGTGTTAGAAATTGTTCCCTATCCGCTGTCAAGGTCATGTACCTTGCTTCAGCTGATGGTTTCATAATTAGTTGCTTGGGATGTTAAGACCAGTTCCTCCCTTACCTGCAGCAGGCTCAGAACCTACATTGAGGGGGATACGGAGGGCGGATGTACCACCACTTGCTTGCTGTACCTGCTGGCGCTTGCTTTTACGTTTCTTCACCACAGGCTCCACATCATCTGCTCCTGTGACCAAGGTCGGGGGAGGGGCAGTGGGAGCGGGGGTTACCTGCTTAGGCAGGGGAGCTGAGGGGGATGCAGGCAGCGGAGCAGGGGGAGCCACTGTAGGAGCAGGCTTAGGCTGCTGTGGAGTGGGCAGGGGCTTCGGCGCGGGCAGTGGCTTAGGGTCTGGAATAGATGGAGCTGATGGAGAGCTACACATTTTCTAGTTTTGCTTTGATGTACTCAACCACAGAACGCTGACCAGCACGATACATGATCGTCCGATCGTCATCCTTGGGTGATGGGTTATGTAGTGGATACATAGACTCTAACTCTCGGGTCAGTTGTTCTAGGTAGGTGCCCCCACCAAAAACATCTTGGGGTGAAAGTTCTCTATCCATATTGCGGTAGGTTGACATTACTAGCCTCGAAGAATGCAGGCATACGGGCCCGCTGTGTCTCAGCCAATCCCTCGGCCTTACCGTTGCGGTAGAGGCTGTCGGACTGTTTGATCCAGAAGTCCTTATCCAAATAGCGATCTTCAGAGGATCCCAAACCATCCATCACCCAAGCAACAGTGGCCCGGCGTAACTTATCAAGGTTGGGGGTGGACTTATAGCCGAGGTCGTGAGCGACCATACCGTGGATGGCAACATGGGTCTGCTCATCACGGCTGATGTCGGAAGCCACGGTCCTGATACCAATGTCTCCGTTGAAGCGGAAGAATGGTAAGAGGACAAAGAAGACACTCCTTTCAAGGATAGCCGTTTTGAGGATCGGATGCTCCGGAGCGCGTAGCCAAGCCTCACGGATTCTTGCTGCCTCAGCTTCGGCCCGTGCATCAGTCCCATGCACAGCGCAGATGTAGTTAAGAGCAAGATCATGCTTGTCTTCATCTTTCATATTCGATTGTAGTGCAGGGATCACGCCTGGGTCATCAGGGAGATCTCTCTCCAACCCCTGGGCAAGCATCTCCTTTACGGGGAGCTCCAGGGTACGGAGGGCGAGAGCCCGGAAGAGTGAATCCTCCGAGCCCTCTTTAACAAGACCCTTGTCTACAGCAACAGGTGTCCAGGTTCTTTTACGGGAAACAACTTTAGAGTAGGCAGACATCATTCAGCGCAGGATGAACAGAAAGCATCCTCCTCTAGACCAAATATATTACGGTAGTCTTCGTCTTCGATGACCGCTGCCGCATCATCCTTTCGGAGGGTGTCGGGCATGACCTGCAAGGCGTAGTAGAGGGAGGTTTGGGGGCTGAGAAGCCAGTCTTGGATGAAGGCTTCGTCATAGGTAACTACGTCGCTCCAGGAGTTGAAGCTGTAGCCATGGAAGAGACCAGTAAGGTGGAAGGTCCGTACGATCTCATCAGCAACCAGTTTGTAGGCGTCCCAGCCTACTTCTGACGCGATCTCAACATCACCATAGGAGAAGCTTTCGACTCCGAACGTGCCAGAGTCTCTATCAACCTCTCGGGCGATGGGTGGGGCGATCTCTGGGCAGGTGGTGTTGCCACTGAGATCTGTGTAGCGGTAGGAGCAGCTGGCGGTGGGGGCGATAGTAAAGGCCCGATCCATCTTGTGATAACGAGCAACGGAAGCAGCACCAGCAACGGCACAGACAAACTCCCGAGCAAGACACACAGCAGGTGTCTGTTCCAGTTCGTCATTACCAAGATTGACTTCTCTGAGGGCTTCACCGAATGCCGCATAGGATACACCATGGTAGCTCAGGAAGTTAGCCAGACCCAGAAGTCCGAGGCCCACTTGGCGGTCCTCTTCGTGATCGAGGTACTCACCGGAGTCCGAGACGCCTGTCTTGCTATGGAGCTCGCACAGCTCGGACATACCTCTATGGAAAGCGGGCACGAGGTCATCGACTTCGCAGGCACCAAGATTGATATGCTGGAGTAAGCAAGTGCCTCGTGACCGCAGGTAAATTTCAAGGCACACATTCCCGTAGATTCTCTCACCACTGAGATCGTACTTAACTTTATTGAGCCAGATGTCTCCGGCTTGAATGCCCTTAAAAATTTCTTGCTTGAAATCTTCGGGCGTTTCATTCCACCACTCTTCAGTGATGTCCAGACACTTTTTAATCCAGGGAAGTTCATGGCGGGGTGCGGTAACAAATTCGCGGGCGTCAGGATGGTTGAGGTCTAGGTGAGCAACCACTGCTCCATTCTTGTAAACGCCACCGCGGCGGAGAATTTCATTGAGGGTGGAGTAGATCTTAGCGAAGGAAACTGGGCCACTAGCCACAAGGCCTTTGCCATTCTCTTCTCCTCGGGGACGGAGTTTAGATAGGTGGACAGCGCAGCCCGCTCCGTAGCGGAGAGCATGGGACACGAATCGCCAAGAAGCTTCAATTCCATTGGGGCCTTCCATTGAGTCTTCAACTACGAAGACAGTGCAGGATACAGGTAAACGTGATTCAGGGTTATCGAGCCAGTTTTGAACTCGACCAGTGCGTGCGATAATCTGCTTCTCAGTCATTGAGTAGGTCTTGGAGATAAGGTGGTTTGTAGTTTGGCCCTTTGAGGACCTTCCCGTCTTCACGCCTGAGAGGCTTCCCATCGACGAGTTTGGACATATTGGATAGGAACACCCTGTCCAGGGCTTCATCCAGCTCCCAGCCCCTTGCAGCGGCATACTGGAAGCAAACATAGACAAGATCAGACAGCTCTTTCAGCTGGGCATCCTCTGTCTCCTCATCTAAAGCGTACTCCCATTCGGCGTACTCCTCAGATATCAGCCTCCTCTGCATGGCAAGGACACTGGCATCCTTCGATGCACATGGTTGCTCCATCACTTGACGGAACTTCAGGGCTTGGCCCATCAAGTCGGGGTGATTCGACATTGGATACGGTGTGGATAAGTTTGTTCAGATAGACCTTAGCCTTGAGCAGGTCATCCAACTTTGATTCATGAGGCTTGTTACCTGCACGACACAGGTACTTGATGATGTTGCCAGAGAGGAAGTCCATGTCTTGATCGACAATGAAGTCCCACACCTGGATTCGACCTAGTTGGTAGTGGTCGGGGTCATACTTCGAGCTCATCGGTGATCTTCTGTAGAAAGGTTTCCATCCAAGGCTCCCACACAGTGGCGAGACAGGGAATGCTGGTGTAGCGGTAGGCGCGTTTGGCTGTTAGTACGCTCTTGATGTACTCAAGCTCCTTCTTGGTCAGATTCATCGAGGTCTTTGCGGATTTGTTTTGCCATTTTAAGATACTTATGGGTGTTACGCTTCATCCAGAACACATCCCATTCTAATTTAATTAGCATTGGGATCTTGATCAGCTCCAGTCTGACTGCAGCTAGAAGAATGCAGCACAGCTCTTTGAACCATGGGTCTAGCTCTGCATAGAGCCAGCCCACTAAGACGAGAAGAATGGTGGGGTAGAGAATCAGGATCATTTGAGAATAGGTTGTTGGTTGTCTTTGTCCCAATTATCTACCTGCAGGATGCGAGCTAGGTTGAAGTTCCTAACAGCATCTTCTTCAGTTAATTTTGCGTCTTTGAATGCTTGGACAACAGCTTCCCAATAGGAGCCGTCGCATTTGTCCAGAATAAGGCCAGCACGCTTGGGACCAATTCCAGGGCAACCAGCATAACCATCAGTACTATCACCGGTGAGACATTGCTCATAGAGCTTTCTCTCGGCAAGTGCAGGGGTCTGAGTGAACTCATCCTTAAGGTTGTAGATACGACAGGGTATCTGCTGCATGTCTTTGTCAGGGGAGACTAAGACGAAGTTAGTGAACTCTCCAGAGGTAGCAGCAATCCCCAGAGTGTCATCAGCTTCCAGTCTTGGAAGGAGACGACTTGGCCAG